GTGATTGGGCAGAGGTGTGGGCATGATGCAAGGTAATTTAGTATGGTCTAGTGGTGACTCTGTACAAGATGTAGATCCAAAGTCTTGTCAAGACATCATCAAGTTAACTGAGAAAATGCAAGCTAGTCCAGCTACAGTGGCTGACTATGATCGTATTGAACAGATAAGGAACAATAGCACCTATGGACTAGATGATGATAAGCTGAAGGCTGTGATCCATTACTGGATAGACATGGCTAATCGTGAGCTAGGGTTAAACTTTGATATCCAAGGTGTAGAAAACATACAGATATCTAAATATATGGAAGGAGAGAAATACAGTTGGCACACTGATATGTTCCCTAACAAGAATCCTGTTAGGAAGTTAACATTGAACATAGTGCTCAACGATGACTTTGAAGGTGGAGACTTTCAGTTCAGCTGGGGGAGTCCCTCTTTGCCCTATAAGAAAAGGGTAATCACAGAGGATAGGCTCAGAATACCTGGCAAGATCTTGGTCTTTCCTTCATTGTATTACCACAGGGTACAACCTGTTACCAAGGGTGTACGGTATAGTTTGACAGCATGGGCCTATGGGCCACCTTTCAAATAGATACAAGATGTGGTATAATATAACAGGAAGTGCCACAATGGGCTTCCGATTTCTTGCAAATGGAGAATGAAATGAGAGTACCAACTTACCTACCAGACGCTTCACTTGGGTTTGACAGGCTTTTTAACAGTATGCAAAAAGTTGCAGAAGTAATGTCTAGCAACCAACCCTATCCTCCTCATAACCTGACAAAGATTGGAGAGAATAGTTTTGAGATTGCCATGGCCCTGGCAGGGTTTACAAAGAAAGACATTACCATAGAGGTAAAGGATGACGTTCTGTCGGTTAGCTCTGATGGTGTTGAAAAGAAAGACGATGATGTTGCCAAAGTGATCTACGGAGGCATAGCGTTCAGACCATTTAAGAAGTTGTTTCTGCTAGGTGATACCGTAAAGGTGGTAGATGCAAACCTAAAAGATGGTATGCTTCAGATAAAATTAGAACGTGAGATACCAGAGGAAAAGAAACCAAAGGTAATCTCAGTCAACTAACACTGGGGGCTTCGGCCCCCTTTTTTACATACTGAGTAGTTGTCTCTGTAGCTCTTCGTATCTAGCTTCTGCAGCTGGATCTGAACTGTCATTATTGTCTGCATCAACTATACGGCTTTGTAAAATACTCATTTCATTTCTGATCTTCTGTATATCTTCAGCCCTAGTGTCCACAACAGGTGCTGGTGGTGGAGCCACTGGTGCAGGGGCAGCACTAGGGGTCACTGGTGCGTTTGCTACTAATTGTTCTGTTGTAAACTGTGGATCTTCTACTCCAGGTCTTGCTACTGGTGCATTAGCCATTTCTTGAAGAGACTGAGATTGATTTGTAATAGGAGGTAATATGGCTGATGGTCCGTATATTTCACCTGGTCTACCCCCTGATACTCCAAACTCTTGAACCGATAACCGTGGTGGAATATAAGGTTGGAACTGACTAGGTGCCATTGGGTAGCTTCCTAGTTTCCCATAGTTAACAGGTGTATAAGGTTGTGCTGCAGCTGGGTTAGAATAATAAGAGTTACCCATGATACCAGTGTAAGACATATCCATAGGTTGCTGCCCATAGATATAATTAGGTTGTGAATAAAAAGGGCTATAATAAGGTTGTGAAACGTAACCATAGCTAGACGATGGTGTATAAGGATTATAATACGATGGAGCAGGAGTAGTAGGTGCTGGTATTTGACTTATTGCCTGTTGTATAACAGATGGTACGAATGTATTAAAAGCTGAACTAATAGATCCCATTATCTTACCTCGCATTCTTTACCATTGATGCACCAAAGTATAGACCTATTATAGCACTAACCAGGTGAGTATCCAAGGGTGTGATTACTAATCCTCTAAGGTATTGCCACTTGACTGACTCTTGTCCCTCTGTGAAAAACAAGAAGCCAGGTTTGAACTCAGTGTAGCCAACGGTGACAGGTATCTCAGGCCAGAAGACAGCTATTACTTTAGGCCATACGATGATAGCACCTACGGCAGACAAAGCTATGATCCTTCTTGTTATCTGAAAGCCTTTGTTGCTGAAGATTCTAGCTTTATGTATTACTTCATCTTGCTTGGTTAAACCCTTGATAGCTCTATCAAAAGTATCTTGCTTTGCCTTTTGGCTTTGACCCCAGATTGTCATCACTCCTGATAACACACTAGAGCCAAGCATGGTTATAAGTTCAAAAGGTATGCTCATTTTCTTTTCAATAGTTTCTGCACAGTGTCTGTCTCGTAGATACGAATAAGCATCCAGATAATGGTAAGAAGAGACGCAGCTGCAGGTAGCCAATCCATCAGAGAACCTACAGCAATAAGACCAGCGGAGGCATCAAGTGGTGTCTTAGGGTCCATTACATACGCCTCCTAGGTTTTCTTTTAG